ATGCCCATTCTTGAGGTGATGTTCCACCAGTTATTAAAGGTTGCTTGATACCACTAAATAAAGAAGTACCATTAGCTTTTCCTTTTACGTTTGTTACGCCACTTGAAAAGTGTGTTGTCATATAATCAGCGCCTCCTAGCGCCAGTCATTCTTCCTAAGCAAAAAATGACCAATTTATGTTTTAATTAATCTTAGTGCTTAAAATATATATGAAATTTGAGTAGAGTGCAAGGGATCCTTACATAAAAGTACGATTTCAGCGATGTGGCGTTTATCTAAGTAGCCACAGAAACTTGTGGGGCAGCATTTATGATTGCATTTTCTCTATCTGCAATCTTACGTTCCTCGGCTTTAATCTCAGTAATAACACTTTTAATAGCATTATCAATTTCGACCATGTTAAGAGTATATTTACCACTTTGCTCATACTCCAACTGCCACTTCAACTCCAAGGACCGTTTTTGTTTGTACAGATCGTGTACCATCAATCAACTCCTCGTATGTTATTCTACGGGGAAGGTCTTTAAACATTCCCGATGATTCCCAGTTTATACTTTTTTCTCCAACTTTGTCAAGGACTGCTTTTTCAATAGATTCAGCATTATCTTCAGCTGAAACTATAAATTCAGCATGATGATCATAAGCCCAAATATTTACTAGGAATTGTCGCATTTTTCTTTCTAAAATTAAATTGTGGCGGAAACATGTTCCGCCACAAAATTTTATTGATTACGCACCTTCAACACCGAAGATACCTCTAGGGTCTGATACGCCAAAAACGTATCTTTCTCTAGCTTTGTATCTAACGTTGCCAGTATCGAAATCTCCTTCCATCTTAGTTGTAAGTGGGGATCTTTCGAAATGCTTCATACCATTAGGCACATCTGTGATTATGTACCAAGAGTCAGAATCAGTTAGGTAGTTGTTCACTCTGTATCCTTGAGGAATCATACCCATTGATTTAACTGCGTTGATATCATTATCAGCCGTTGCAGTTCTGCCTTCAGATTTCATTAATCTTTCAGCAGTGAACTGATTAGCAGATGGAACAATCATCTTCACACCTTTTGCAGCAATTTTTAAACCTCTTTCATCAGTTAGTGCAGCAATGTCAATCAATGCTTGCTCTAATGATGTTTCGTTTAAATCTGCTTGCGTAGATAACGTGTTCTTGAAAGAACCCGCTACCGTTGGGTGCGCAGTGTTAAACAATGAAACTGCGTCGCCAGAATCAAAATTATCTGTAGTAGGTAATCCTTGATTCAAAGGAACTGCAGCTTTCACTTGTTTTGTGTTCGCCATCGATCTTGCTAATGCTTTTGTGTATCTAGAAGCAAGTCTGTCATACAGGTTGTCTTCAATAGCTTCCTCAGTGATTGCGAAAGCGAGAGCAATTGTCTCGTTCGTATATCTTGCTGTGAAAGTTTCTTGCGCATCGTCATAAGAAACCCCTTGTCCTTCTGGTTTAACTTGTGCGTTTGCGAAACCTGACAACATTACTTCTTCTTCAAAAGCACGGTCAGATGATTCAGTCGTGTATATTTCAGCCGACTGATTTTCGTATTGTTTATATTCAAGTCCGAATAGTGCATTCAGACCTGGCTCTAGTTCTTTGACTAGCTGATTACGTGATATTGCCATTTTCTATATGCTCCTATTATGACAGTATAGCTGAATTATAGTAGATTGATTCATTCAATCTAACAACCCAGTTACTGTTCGCAGAACTTGTATCGCTGTTGTCGGGATCTTCAGATAAACGAATAATTCTCCATTGGCCAGTAGTGACCTTTGAAGAACTGTCTATTTCACACGCAGATAGTCCGTCTATTGTAGAACCGGCAACATAAGTAGCATTGTCAATCAGACTTCCTACGTCTGTTTGAGTCAATGTACCCGATGTTTGTGCCTCATATAATTGTTGAGGGTTATCATAACAATACGCTTCTATTTTTCCAGTCGTGATATTAACAGCGCCTGGATAATAGTTTTTCCATGTTGGCTTACTAGTCGTTGGGTCTGTATAGAAACAGCCATTGAAAACACCAAGGTTTAAAGTACTAGCTGCGATTGAACCGAAAATATATCCTTTTACAGATGTAGTCGAAGCTCTATCAGTTGCAGATCCATCACCGGCACCAACTAAATCGCCTTGAAATATAGCGTTAGTCCAGTTGTCGTTGATCTGATACTTAGAAGTACCTTGTGTTTCATAGCTTGATCCCATGCCGCCCGTAGCTTTAAAGCCAAATGCAGCGTCTTTATTTGCCATGTTAGTTCTCCTTGTGTCTAAAACTAATTAAAGTTTTAAACGGTTAATAAAAATTCGTTGGTAGGGATTAACCCGAGAAGTAAAACTCTACTTCTTTGTACCACCGAAGGTTGTACGAGACTGCCTGTCAATATTGATAGGCATACTCTTATGCTGTTCCTTCAGTAAATCGTTATCAACTGCTTCGATCTGTTCCATTCCTAACTTTTTGAAATAGTCAGATCGTGCTTTCGCGATCTCCTCCGGTACCCTTGTTAGCACAAGGCCTCCGTGCCCGATCACCCCTGCATATTTGCCGTCTTGGATTGCTGGGTAGTCGTCTTCAGGATATTCGTCGGCTCTTACTAATTCATACCCGGTTCTTAAGCGACCCTGTATGTTTTTCGTGTCGACGTACCCTAAGATTTCTGCCCTGACCCATCTGTGTCTGAATCCCGATGGCGCGTTGGGTGTATCTAAGTACGATGGTGGAGTCCAAACTGCTTTACGTTGTTCTTTAGCTCTTGTCTGGCTCGCACGGGAAGACTTATTTGTTTCTTTTTTCATATGCTATTCCTCCTTCGTGAGTTGTAATTGTCTTGCATACTCTTCTAGTGGCACCCGTAACTTCTTAGCTATTGCTACCTGTGACGGTGTGAGTTTTACAGTTTTGCGGCCAGCCCTTGTACTACGCGTTGCAGAGGCAACGTTTTGTGTAGGTTTGCTAACCGGTTTTTCTATAGTCTTACCAAATTTGTGGGGAAATTCAAGTCTTATTCTTTTATCAATTTCCTCATAGTAAGAATCTGATTTTGGATCATATCCCTCTTCTTCAGTAAGTTTTCTGTGTAAATCAAATGCGGTATAAGTCATAGCATTATCTTTACCAAACCACTCGTTTTTCTCCGCCCAATCCTCTGCTTTTGGATCTGGTGGAGCCGATTGTTGTTGATTAAATGGTTGAGTCGCTGGTCTAGTCTTATCAGCAGTTTCTTCCAGTTTTTGTCTACTTTTGATTTCAGCCAATTTCCCTTGCTCATAACCTAATTGGGAAATAGCTGTTAAAGCCTCTACTTCAGCTTTTTTATCATCAGCTTCTCTAGAAGCAGCTAGTTTAGCTTGAGCAGCTGCAAGAGAAGATTTTATTCTTCCTTCCATTTCTGCCGTGTAGTCTCTATCCATAGAGACACTTCTTTTAACTAAACTGTCTCTTTCAGTCATTATACGTTTAGCATATTGAACGGCTTCTTCACGTTGGCGTTCTGCTTCACGCATTTTTCTTGTAAGTTTGGCGATACGTTTTTTAACGCCTTCACCATACTCATCCATTTCTTTCTGTTGTTCTGTATCTTGTGCTGGTTCTTCTTTTTTTGTTTCTTCTTTTACTTCTTCCTGTTTCTCTTGTACTGGTTTTTGATCGTCCTTGCTATCTCGAACATCCACTGGCTCATCCAATTTCTTAGATGTGTCATCGGACTGATTACTGTCTTGAGTACTTTTTTCATCTTCTACCTTTCCTCCTTCTTTTTTACCTAAATCAATTTCAGCGCCTTCTTTTTCGCCTACATCAACTAGATCTTCTTTGTTTACGTTTTCTACGTCTGGCATAGTTCCTCCCTATGTTAATAATCGTGGAATATATCTTCAGGGTTTTCCACGGTCGCTAAAACTTCATCATCATTGAGAAGTCTTACCTCACCCCCATCTATTTTAATTCTAGATCCGGCGTATCTAGCAAAAATAACCCAACTACCTTCTTTACACCAAGGTCCTTTAGGATATCTTTCTTTATCTTTATAACAATCCGGTCCCATAGCTAGAACTAAACCACAAGTCGATGCCACTTGAGCACGTTCTACTACATCATCAGTTATAAGAATGCCTCCTTTAGTTTTCTCTTTCATTTTGAAAGGTAAAATTAACATTCTCCAACCAGTAGGTTTGGGCAATTTTGATGTATCAGTGGTAACTTCTTTTTTCTTGGTAGGTTTGACTCCTACTAGACTTTTATCGGGTAACTCAATCTTTATCTTTGGCTTTCCCTTTGATGCTAATAACTGTTCCGTCATCTTTTTGCTCCTTTTTTTCTAGCAGGCTGGATATTTCCTGACTTAGATACTGATACGTTCGTATCTGTCCTAACATATATTGATATTTCTCCATATTGTCAATACTACCTGAAACCATAGCAGCAACGACATCATCATGACGCATTTTAATAACACGTCTTATTTTCTGGATTAAATCTAACTCTTCCATTATTTCTTCCTCCTTTTTGTTTTCTTCTTCTTTTTTCCCACCGGCTTACTTCCATAAGCTTTCGTCCATTCGCGCGCAATCTTTGGTTCGTTCTTCCATAAATAACGTCTTTGTTTTTCTGATTTAAAAGGCATTATTTATCACCTTTGGGAATTTCATAATCTTTTAATACTTGCAGTTT